TGCGGCGGGCGGCAGCAGCCTGCGGGCTGTTGTCCTGCGGGTTGACGTTGCGGGCGCTGTTGAGCGCGGCGCGAAGGAAACTGCGCCCCATCTGCCCCCAGGTAGGCCCCTTTGGGGAGTGCAGGCCGATGTTGCTCCACATCTTGCGTTTGGCATGATCGCCAGCGGTGACCACGAATTCGGCGGCTAGGTAGATAGAGCCCGTGTCGAAGGACTCGGTGGCGTAACCGCCGCCCCAGCCCTGCGACGGATCGTCATAACCGCCGGGCTTGAGGGCCATGCGTACCGGGACGGCAGTGCCTTTGGGGATCAGTTCGAAGCCGGACTGCTGTGATTCGGCGTCGTTGAAGTCATTCCAGTTGTTGGTGGTCATGGCGGTTACTCCTGAGATTCGATGTGTGCGGCGGCGCTGGCGGGCGTGGTGGATGTGCCCGCGCACTTGGCGATCAGCGCGCCGAGATGCGGCGGCTCCAGCAGATCGAGACGACCGCTGCGGTCTTTGGCCGGGAAGCCATAGGGATTGACGGTGTGCGTGACGAAGGCGCGGTAAGAACTGCCGTCGTCGGTCTTGATCTCGGCCAGCGTCACGACCTCATCGACGATGCCGGGCAACTCCAGACTGGTCTTGCTGCCTTCGATCTGTGGCACGAACACCTTGCGGTTGTAGTCATCGAGCCGTTCGTCGAGGATGGCCACGAACACCACGTTCTTGCCTCGAGCGTGCTGCAAGTGGGTCAGTGCGCCGATCATCTCCTGTCCGAGCAGCCCGTAGGCCGCGCGCAGATCGGGCTTGCCGGAACGATCACTGACCGCGCCGGGCTGCGTCTTGCACCACGCAAAGCACTGGCGAGACAGTTGCGTGATCGAGTCGAGGAAGAAGGTCTGGTAGCGGTCGAGCTGCGTCGGGTCGCCGAATTTCTCGATGACGTGGTCGTAGTGCGCCTGCGAGAACGCGCTCTCCGGCGGCAGCGACTTGTCCGGGCCCGCAAGGAACACGAAGAAGTCGCGGCTCTCAGGCCACGATGCCGGACGGATGGTGTCGCCCGGCCAGTCGGCCACAGCGAGATCGCCCGCCTCGATATCGAGGAACAGCGTGGTGGCCGGATCGAGATCCTTGAGACGGGTGGTCTTGCCGATGCCGGATTTGCCCAGCATGAGCAGCTTCACACCCTTGCGTTCGGCAAGGCGCTGTTGAGCAGAGATGATTGGAAGTGACATCACGCCACCTCCTTCAACTGCTCGGCGACGGCGGGATTCCAGAGGATCTGATAGCCGCTGTGGCCATTGCGCGAGTACGGCATGGCCTCGGCCCACACTTCACCGGCTTCGGTCAGTTCCCATTCATCGCGGTCGTTGCGGAACTGCAGGCCAGCCGCCGCCAGCATCTGGTTCGTGGCCTTGGCCGAACGGTTCAGCAGCTTGCCGAGTTGGGTGGCATTGAGCGCGCAGATCGGCTCATTGGCCGACGGCAGCGCGCGGCGCAACACCTCGGTGGTGATGCCGGTGTTCTGCTGAATGCAGGTTAGGGTTGCCGCCGCAGCGACGCCCGGCTTCACGCCCGGCACCTTCGCCACGGCTTCGCCGATCAGCAGAATCGCGGACACGCGGTCGTGGGTCTGCGCGGGCAAGGCCGCCAGTGGGCCGGAGACGGCGTAGCTGCCGGTCTTGCGGATCGCGGGCAGTACCTCGCTGGTCACCCAGCGTTTGAAGCGTTTCGCGGCATCCTTGGTGCTGCCGAGGATCAGGGCGTAGAGGCCCGACTCGTTGATATGGTTGGCGCGCTGCGTGCGCCCGAGGTTGTCGATGACCTCCAATTTCTGGAGATCATCGCCATCGACATGGGACTTGATTGCCTGAGACGGATTGCCCATCTCCAAGGCATCGCAAACATCGCTGGCGTTGAACCACGGCAGGCCAGCACTATCGACCTGGACGCGCACAGCGTGCGCTTCGAACTGGAAGGGAATGATTGCACTCATGGCCATTACTCCGAATCGAGGGAAAGGGTGAAAGACGGCTTGCCGGAATCCACGGTGCGGGCTTCGGCGAACTGCTGTTGCAGTGCCGGAGGCCAGTTCGTGAAGCGGGATTCAGAGACGGACAACTTGATGTCGAGGTAGCCCTCGACCTTCTCGCCCGAAGCCACGATGCGCTCGGCGATTTCGGCCAGTTGCTGCTGGTTCCAGCTGACTTTCTTGGGCAGCTCGAACTTGAGATGCAGCGGGCCATCGCTGATGTGGGCGGTGCCGAAATCGCGGCCGGATTCACGCAGCGCGGCGCGGGCCTGCTCGCCGTAGCGCTGATCCAGCGCCGCATCGAACTTGGTGCGTGCCCTCTTGAGCCAGTCGACGGCCGCGTCGAGGTTCTTGTCGATCTCGCGCTTCTGCTCAGGTGGCAGAGCGGCCAGTTGACTGATGGACATCTCGGCGATGTCGGCGGGGAAGATGGTCAAATCGCTCATGGCCTTCCTCCTCACTGGTACGCACGAGTGAAGCTGGAGTAACGCGAGACGCGCCGCTCGAAGGCTTCGATTTCGTGCAGGAGGTAGGTGACGCGGCGACCGAGCTTGCAGTAGATCGGCCCGAGCTGTTCCTGACGCCAGCGGCGCAGGGTCTTGACGGAGAGCCCCCAGCGGATGGCGAGCTCGTTTTCGTCGAGGGCGATGCACACGGCACCACCGGGGTTGGGCCGGAATGAATCCCGGCCGGTTTGGGTTGCTGGAACTTGAGTTTGCATTTCGATGTGCCTCCTAGATGAAATGGGCACATCGAAGTCTCCGCACGGGTTTATGGCCCGTGTCTGGTTCGATTTATGGGCGGATTTATGGGTTGCGTCGTATCCGGTATTTGCCGCGCTTGACTAGGTCGATGACGTCCTCGCGCTCGGTCTTGCCACCGAAGGCATCGTCGAAGGACTGGTAGCCGGTGTTGGCAATCCTGTTGACCTCGGCCCAGGACACCGCAGGTGCGGCCTTTCCGTCGGCACTCCACATCTGCTTGATGATCTTGGCCCGCTCCGCAGACAGCTCGCGCGATTCGGGGAAGTGCGGCAACTTCAGTCGATTGCCCTGGAAGAACTCCACTGGCTCTGGCGCACCACTGGGTGTCACATAGCCATGCAGCACCCTGTCGAACGCATTCGCGTCGAAAACGTCCTGCCCGTCGTCCACGCGAACGAATTCGTCGAGCGCCCGGATCACATGGTCACGCGGCAACACGGAATGCGTTTGGCATGCCTGCAAAACCACGCCACTGCGTGACCACACCGAGTCGGCCAGAACGGAAGATGTATCGTCGGCTGGTGCACGTGCCCACGCTCGCCCGACAAACACCGGGGCAAAATCATGTGTCCCGGCGACGCGCAAGTCGCCCAGATGCCAGAGATGATTCGGCGTGCGACACGGACGACTGGCGCGCCGCCGATCCTCGATGCCGATCAGTAATGCCAGATCGGCCAGCCATGGTTCGATCTGGATGCCGCACAGCGCGATCTCGCTCAGCGGCTGTACGACAGTGCGACCGTTCAGCGGGCTGCGATAGCGATAGCTGCCTGCATCCGGATCAGCCTCGATTTCGACTTCACATTCGGAGTCGAGGAACGGAGCCATCACATGCGTGAGATGGCCCTCGTCGGTGACCCAGCCCCGCTGCATAAACTGAGGCCAGTCAGGCCCGAGTGATGTGGCCAGCACCGGTGTATCCAGGCTCCGCATTCTGTCGATGGCTGTGAAGAAGCGCAGGTGGAGTGACATCGTCGGCGTCCCCCTCAGAATTCGCTCAGTACGCCGATGCGGATCAACTGCTCCAGCACGCGTTTGCGGTCGTCCTCGGTTTTGCTCTTGTCATTCAGCCCGTTGGGGGCGGTGATCTGGACGGCGACGTTGTGTGCCTTGCGGTGGGGCTGCTTGGCCATGCGCATCACCAGCTTCACCTGCACCAGCGCGTACTGGCTCAGATCCTCGGCGTTGTAATCCTCGTAGGCGACTTGATAGATGTTGCGACCGTCGCGCCGGTCGCGGGAGATCTCCATCTTGCTCGCCAGTTGCCGGGCGACGGCTTTCCCTCCCAGCTCCATCGACTGTTCAAAGGGCTTGGCCACCTTGATCTGCAAGATTTCGACGCGTTCGATGTCTGCGATGCGATCCTGTTCCAGCCGTTTGAGCATTGCCGAGGTTGAGAACCCGAACAAATCGAACTGGCGAATCGGCATGTCATCAATCGTGCCTTCATGCGCCAGCACCACATCACGGAAGATGGTGGCGAGTTCACGCCGCGCTTCACGGTTTTCGCAGAACACGGTCAGCGCCCCGGTGGCCGGTTCCCAGGAAAAGCGCGCCGACATGGCGGCAGGCTCCTCGTGATCGACCACATGGCCATCCTCGACCTGCTGGTAATGCGCAGTGGAACCATTGAAGGTGGCGCACACAGTGTGCAGAAGGGTCGGGGATGCGCCCTCTGCATCGTCATCATCGTCATGCTGTGCATGTGACAGACCATGCCGCACAAACTGCTCGATCAGGATTTGATCCTGCGGCACATGCGGGAACAGCTCGGCAATCCGTGTGCGCAGCGTTTCCTGGACGTCGTCGACTTTCTGCGGCTCCACGCCCTTGGGGCCAAGGTAGTGACTGGAGAAATGGTCGCTTTTCCACTGGCGGTGCATCACCTGTTCATGCTCGGCCTGATCGAACCGGGCTTCGCGGCGAACTCCGGCTTCGGGGAATTCCTGCAGGATGCACAGGTGCAGTGCGCGGCTGTGACGGTCGCTGGGCGCTTCAAGCACGGCAGCATCGTCTTCGCGTCGTTCGTCGAGCACCGACTGAACTGCCTGCGCGCCGTAGTCATCGCCGAGCAGGAGCACCCGCTCGACGACATCTTCGAGGCGCTGGCGAATGGCAGCGTCCAGCTTGGCCACGCAATGAAAAAACGCCTGCCGGGATTCGACCGGCAATTTGCCCTTGGCGGCTTCGGCCAACGCATGCAGTTCCGGCAACGGTTCACCGCTGGCACGTTCGAGCAGGCGCACCACCAGCGCCGGACGCTTTACCTTGCGCAGCAGATCGATGAAATGCTCCATTCCGGGCAGGATGGCGGGGCCGTCATCCGACCGCTGCTCGCGCACGCGTTTCGAGGATAGTTGCTGATTGACCACTTTCTCCTGCTGAGCGGTGGTGGTGTGACCGGTAGGCATAGGCAAGCTCCTTCAACAAAGTGCGCGATTGCGCGAGCAGTTAACTGCGAGGCTCAAAAAATGCCGACGCAAGGTCGGCGTGGAGGGATAGGGGAATGATCAGCGCAAGATGGTCTCCGGTCGGATCAATCCGTAGCGCTGCAGGCGCACCTGCACAAAACGTGGGTTGACACCAAAGCGCATGGCGAGGGCTTTCTCCAAGAATTCCATATCGACCGCGTCGGTGGCGGTGAGATGCAGGCTGATGCCGGGGATCTCAGGATCAAGCGAAGGGCCACGGTGGATGCTGACGTTGTATTCCGGGGCGAGCTCCTCTGCGGCGGCACTCAAAAGCTGGCGTGGCACCAGCAGCGAACCCATGAATTCATTGGCGCGCAGTTCTGCGAAATGAACGTCCGAGGCCAGGGCGGCCTTGCCGGTGGTCGGTGATTTCGCCAAATGTTCGCTGTCGGGCGTCGTGGTGCGGTAGGCGCGCTGCCCACATGGTTCAAAGGTGTCGAACAGCCCCGGCCCTTTGCTGCCATCCATGATCCAGCCCGGCGCATCGAACACTGCATGCCCCAATTCGTGGGCCAGCGTGCTGAGTGCCAACAGTCCGCTGAGTTTTTCGCCGATGGGTGAGACGCATACCATTGCGGTGTCCGGGACACCGGGGTCGTACTCGCAAATGCCGAAGACGTGGTTGCCTTGCTCGTCATGCACCTCGCTCTCTGTACTGACTTCGAGTGAGAAGTCGATGCCATTGATCTTCAAGCGATTGATCTGGCGCAGTGTGTCGAAGGTAATGGCATCCACACCGCCCGCCACCATTTGTTGGCGAGCCAGCGCGGCGAGGCCTTCGATTTCAACGTGCTTGATGAATTTGGGGCGCTTGCGGTCGCAATGCCGGTAGTCGAGGGTCAAAACCGGCATTCACTTCTTCTCCGTTGCTTCCCGGCGGTACATCCGCACAACGTTACCCACATCCTCGCGCATGTCGGGCGGCAGACGGCTGGCCTCAACGAAGGCGTCGTCCGGATCGATACCCAGAATCTCGGCTGCCTTGCGGATCAGTTCATCCTTGGGCGGTTTTTCCATATCGCGCTCAATGCGTGACCAGTAGGCAGGCGAAATCTCGAGCTGACGCGCGAACTCGTTCATCTGGATGTTCTTCTCTTCGCGCTGCTTGCGAATGAAGGCTCCGAAAGGCATTGGTGTTTCCTAATTGCGTGATTGGTTAATGAGGTGATCGTACTGCTCCATCGCAAGACCGTCAACTGTTTAGTTAACGCGAAACTGGCTCGATTGCCCGGAATTGCCATCCGCTTCGGAAGATCAGGCTCACTATTCCTGACGGTTGCAATTCCTCGGAGCCGTCATGAAGAACCTCGAACTCGCATCTCCCTCAGAGATGTCCGCCAGCGCCCGTGCTGGTGAAGTCACTGCCATCCTTGCGGCCGCCATCGTCCGCACCGCTGTCGCAGAGGCGCCAAAACAGAGAGAAGTTGGCCTTGGCTTCCTGCCCGACCAGCGCGTTCATACAACCCCCTATCAACAGGAGAAATTGTGATGAACGAGAAACAAGCATCCGTCGCTGCGCGGATCGCGGAGCTGTCCAGCCTGCCCATCGCCGAGCTGTGGCCGGTGTGGGATCGGTATTTCAGCAGCCGCCCCATCAACCCCAACCGCGCCTTCATCGAGTCGCGCATCGCCTACAAGATGCAGGAGGAGGCCTTCGGTGGTCTGTCGAACAACACCCGCCAGCGCTTGGAAGCTATTGGTGCCAAGCATTCCAAGATCAAGCTGCGGGCGCGGCCACGCGACATCAACTTCGCGCCCGGCACTGTCTTGCTGCGCGAATGGGGCGAGCGTGAGCACAAGGTGGTGGTCACCGCCGATGGCCTGTTCGAGTACGAGGGCAGCACCTTCAAGAGTCTGACCGCCGTGGCCCGGCAGATCACCGGCACGCACTGGTCGGGGCCGCTGTTCTTCGGCCTGAACGGCAAGGCAGGTGCGCAATGAGCGACGCCAGCCAGATTGCCTCTCCCAAAGCGCGCAAACGCTGCGCCGTCTACTGCCGGGTGTCGTCGGATGAGCGCCTCGATCAGGAATTCAACTCCATCGATGCGCAGAAGGAGGCAGGCCACGCCTACGTCGCCAGCCAGCGCGCCGAGGGCTGGATTCCGGTGGCCGACGACTACGACGACCCCGGCTTCTCCGGCGGCAACACGGATCGGCCCGGGCTGAAACGCCTGATGGCGGACATCGAGCGTGGCCAGATCGATATCGTGGTGGTCTACAAGATCGACCGCCTGACGCGCAGCTTGGCCGACTTCTCCAAGATGGTCGAGGTGTTCGAACGCCACGGCGTGTCGTTCGTGTCGGTTACACAGCAGTTCAACACCACCACCTCGATGGGACGGCTGATGCTGAACGTGCTGCTGTCTTTCGCGCAGTTCGAGCGCGAGGTCACCGGCGAGCGCATCCGCGACAAGATTGCGGCGGCCAAACGTAAAGGCATGTGGATGGGCGGTGTGCCCACCTTGGGATACGACGTCGAGAACCGCCTGCTGGTCATCAATGAAACCGAGGCAGCGGTGGTGCGGCGTATTTTCGAGGAAATGCTCACCATAGGCTCACCGACAAAGATCGCCGCCAACCTGACCGCCGAGGGCATCACCACCAAGGCGTGGACAACGCAGGATGGCCAGATTCGCAAGGGCGCTCAGATCGATAAAAAATATCTGCACAAAATCCTGCGCAACCGCATCTTCCTCGGCGAAATATCCCACAAGGGTAAATGGTTCCCCGGCGTCCATGCCGCCATCATCGACCCCGGCCTTTGGGGCCGTGTCCACGAGGTGCTGGCCAAGGATTCACATGGGCGCGCGGTGGAAACCAAAATCCGCTCGCGTACTGATGCCTTGCTGCGCGGCCTGCTGTACGCGCCGTCGGGCGAACGGATGTATCCGACCTACTCGCGCAAAAACGGGCGCAAGTATCACTACTATGTGTCCAAATCGGAAAACCGCTTCGGCGCACCGGGCAAGAATTACGAGCGCCTGCCAGCGCCGGAGATCGAGGGCGCAGTGGTGGCCCAGATCCGCACGGTGCTGACCAGCCCGGAGTCGGTCGCATCGGTGGTGCGGCACATTCAGCGCAACGGTGCCCAGATCGACGAGGCCGCCACGGTAATGGCGATGGGGCGGCTCAACAACGTGTGGGATCAGTTGTTCCCAGTCGAGCGCCACCGCATCGCCAACCTGATGATCGAACGCATCGACCTCGTCCATGCGGGCGAGGTGCAGGGCATCAAAGTGAAATGGCGCGAGATCGGCTGGAACGCGCTGATCGAGGAATTCGCCCCTGACAGCATCGGTGCCGAGCTGCTCGAGGTGGAAGCCTGATGGACGACCCGATGGAAACCTTCGTGCCCCTGACGTTTCGTCGTCGGGGCGTCCAGCGCGTGGTCACCGACGAGCGCAGCGTCCACGACGTCACGCTGATCGACGGGCTGTCCCGCGCCTTTTACTGGCAACACCTGTTGGACACCGGGGCAATGCAAAGCGGTGCAGCCATCGCCCGCGCCGAAAAACTGCACCACTCGGTGGTCAACGAACTGCTGCGCCTGACCCTGCTGGCACCCGACATCATCGAACAATTTCTGATGGGCAAACAGCCACGGCGGCTGACATTGATGTGGTTCCAACGAAACCGCCTGATGGTCGATTGGCACGCACAGCGCCAGCTCATGGCTAGCTTTGAGGAGGACGTATGAGCAAAAAACACCGTGGCCAAGTAAAGGGCGACTCGGTGACGTACCAGACGCCGTTGCCCGCTGGCGGCGTGCAGATGGAAACCTTCCTGCCCTGGACGCTGGTGCGCCGGGGTCTGAAGAAGCAGGTCATCACGCCATTGGACGCGCCGCAAGAATTTCTGGACGAGGCTCGCCGCGAGCAGCAGGCACGGGAATTGGTGCAAGACACTCCCTTGATGCGGGCGCTCGGCCTCGCGCACCACTGGCAGCGGCTGATGGACGAAGGACGGTTCACCTCAATCACTGAGATCGCCGAAGCCGAGGAACTCGACCTCGGTCGTGCCAGCCGGATCGCCCGATTGGCACAACTGGCACCAGACATTGTGGAAGCCTGCGCCACAGGCGCGGCTGCGCACTTGACGCTGGAAAACGTCGGCCGCCGTGCCAACCCACTGCGATGGGACGAGCAGCGCGAGCGCCTGCGGTTCCGGTGATCAGCCGTTGCAGCAACTGCCTTTGCCGCGCTCCTGAATCGGCGGGCAAGGCACGGTGCCATAAGAGCAGTACACGCAACAGTCGCCCTGCTTGGGCTTGAGTACGGCGTGACACTGCTCGCACTCGTAGAACCACTGGCAGGCGTCCGTGGGCATGGTCTCGGTCTTGGCGTGACCGCACTCTGGGCAAGTCAGCGTCGACTCGAGGAGCACTGCGGTCACTTGGCGGCACCCACCACGGTCGAGGGATAGCCCGCGTCCTTGGTGGCGCGCTTCAGGACATCGGCGTTCGTCTTCGCATCGTCGAACATCACCGTTGCCTCACGACGCGCAAGATTGACGTCGATCTTGCCGACGCCGGGGACTTTGGTCAGCGCCTTCTTGACCGTGATCGGGCAGGCGGCGCAATTCATGTCCGGAACGGACAGCGTGACGGTTTGCGTGGCAGCCCAGAGGGGCGCGACGCAGACGGATAGCGCCGCCATCGCAAGGAGCTTCTTCATGGCAGTTTCCTTTCAGTAAAACCAAGGTGCGACCAGCGGAAAGCCGAGCGCGATGATCACCAGCCCCACCACGATCCCGAACAGCACTTTGTAGCTGCGATTGATCCGGGGCAACGCGCAAACTTCGCCGGGCGCACAAGCCGTGACGGGTCGCCAGATGCGCCGCCAGGCAAAGAACAGAGCGATGAGCGCCGCGCCGATGAAAATCGGCCGATAGGGTTCCAGTACGGTCAGGTTGCTGATCCACGCACCCGAGACGCCGAGCGAGATCAGCACCAGGGGGCCGAGACAGCAGGTGGATGCCAAGATGGCCGCAAGACCGCCGGTCAATAGCGCGCCACGTCCACCGCGCTGAGAATCTGTTGGGAAATCTGGTTTCATGCCTTAAGCTTACTTCCGTACTTAAGTACGGAGTCAAGCGCTATGAATGAACTACCAGAAACACTGACCATCGGAATCCTGGCCGAAGCCGCTGGCGTTAACGTCGAGACGATCCGCTTCTATCAGCGCAAGGGCCTGATGCAGGAACCTGACCGGCCTCTGGGCGGCATCCGTCGCTACGGGGAGCCGGATCTGGCTCGCGTGCGCTTTATCAAATCGGCCCAGCGCCTGGGGTTCAGTCTCGACGAGGTTGCGGACTTGCTCAAGCTCGAGGATGGGTCGCACTGCACCGAGGCCCGCGAACAGGCCGAGCGCAAGCTGACGGATGTGCGCGCCAAGCTTGCTGATCTCCAGCGCATTGAGGCCGTCCTGGAAGAGCTGGTGCAGCGCTGCTGCGCCGCAAGAGGACAGGTGCGTTGCCCGATGATTCAGGCACTTCAGGAGGCATGACGATGGATTTCTTGAAAATTGCCATCCTGTTTGCCGTGACAGCGGTGGCTGAAATCGTCGGCTGCTACTTGCCGTGGCTGGTCGTGAAACAGGACAAATCGGCATGGCTGCTCTTGCCAGCGGCCCTTTCCCTGGCGCTGTTCGCGTGGCTGCTGACCTTACACCCGACGGCCGCCGGGCGAACCTATGCCGCTTACGGTGGGATGTACATCTCCGTAGCGCTGGTCTGGCTGCACTTTGTCGACGGCGTTGCGCTGACACGCTGGGACTTCGTAGGAGCGGCCATCGCATTGGTCGGCATGGCAGTCATCGCGTTGCAACCGGCCACGGGTGCGTGACGCCCCCGCACTTTTCCGTTTTCGGTCGCCCGCGCCATGCAAACGAAAAACGCAATTGCTGACCCTCAAACCCACGAAAACAGCGGACTTCGGCACTTGCACGGTCAAGAGGCCAACAGAGAACAGAGAGAGAAAAACGGCGGAAAGCGCGCCTGGAACTGAGATTTCCGGACGGGCGCGCTCAAGAGGCAAAGGCCGGAAACCGCGCCAACACCGGGGGAACGGGCAAAAAAAATCCCAACCGGATAAGGGTTGGGATTTCACATTATGGTGGAGCTGGGGGGATTTGAACCCCCGTCCGCAAGCCTT